TACAAGCACCGCCCCCGCCGGGCCGTCATCCCAGGCGTCAGAGCCGCCGCGCGGCTGGCGCTCGTAAGGAGTGCGGGCCATGCGTCAGCCGTGCGCGATCTTCCCGGTGCCGCGCCAGGCGCCGGTGGTGGTGGTGGAGCACATGGCAACGCCCATGAGGCAGGCGTCGTTATAGACCTCTGGCAACCCAAGTTGAGCCCAGTCTGCGACGGTCGCCAAGTTGAGCAGCGGGCAGAACACGACCGTTCGTGGCCGCGTGGCCGTGATGCCGAAGTTGCCCGCCGTGCCGGTGGTGGCCGACAGCGTGACGCTGTTGACGCCCTTGATGTACTTGCCAGCCGACGCCGACACCAGCGGGTACATGCGGCCGGCGCGAGGCGTGGCGCCCAAGGCCACGGCCGCCAAGTTGCCGGTGGTGTCGTCGTTGTAGGTCACGTTGACCGTGGCGTTTACACCGGTCGCGCCAAGCGCGGTGTAGACCTCAAGCCACCACCGCACGCCGGAGTAGTTCGCATCCCCGCGCCTGTCTGCGCCCGGGTCCGTCGTCACCAATGACAGCGCACCTTGCGCGGTGGTGACGGTGCCGGATAGGCCGCCCATGTGGGCCAGCCGGTCGTGGAACTCGAACGTGCTCGCGCTGTTGGTGTTGTTCGCCAGGGCAAGCCAGGCGATGTAGGACGACGCTGGCGCGGTCTGGTTGGTGAAGCTGATGGCGCCCGTGAGCGCTTGCGTACACACCGCCGCCGTGGTGGGTGCCGCGCCTGCGCCGGGCACGCCTGCGGATGTCCACAGGCTGAAGAACTGCCCGGCAGCCGCGTTGGCGAGGCTGGCCTTGTCGATGACGACGCTCGTGTGGTTGCTGGCCAACGCGGCGATGAGTTGATCTCGGGTGGCGATGGTCATGGTGGCCTCAGTTGGTGTCGACCCAGAGCTGCCCGACGGTAGGCGACGCCGGGGCAGTGGTGCCTACAGTTATGCCTGGGTCGTGGATCGCGGTGATGGCTCGGGTCGCAGACAGGGCGAACCCAATCTCCTGCGGAGTGCTGCCAGGTGTGGACGACACTCCCCCGGCGCTGCCGAGGTACAGCGGACCCACGGTGAGGCCCGAAAGGAAGGGATTCTCACCGCTGAGGTAGACCAGAGCCACGTCGGACGCCACGTAATTCTGCAGCACGTGGCCACAGGCCAGGTACCCGTTGCCTGCGTCAGCTTTCCGTACCTTCGAGCCGGACGACGAGTGAAAGCTGACGTACTGGCCGGCCGTCAAGGTCTCGCTGGCCACAACCTCGACCACGTTGTCCGACCTGACAGGGTCTCCGGCCGGCGGCGCTGCGCCGCTGACTCCGATTGCCTGCAGCTCCAGCCAGGCCGACCAGCAGGAATCGGTCTCCGAGGTGGCCAAAAGGTCAAGCTTCTGGCCAGCGAAGGAGGCCAGCCACCGAAACTTCCAGGCGCCTGTGGCTCCTTGTGACGCCACGAGCTTGCTCGTCAGGCGCACAGACACCACGCCGGCATAGACCGTGACCTGGCCGTCTACACGCCAAACGGCGTACTTGTCCGAAAACTTGGAGACGCACGTGACGGTACCCTGCACAGTCGTCCAGCTGGTATCAGGGTCCAGCGGCACCCCTGTGTCTGCCAACTGGTCCAGGCCGTCACAGCGCAGCGCTCCCTCTCCCCCGCCGCCAGCCAACGCGGCGTACAAGAGCCGGAACTGCCTTCGCGCACCGTAGCCGTACTCGACGGCCTCACCAAGGTCGTTCGGGAACACCGCAGCGTGCCCTTGGGTGGCGATCTCCCCTGCGCGACGGGAAGTGCCGGTACCAAAAACCACAGCGTTAGTGTTGTACGCCCGGCTGGCGTTCCCCAAGGCCACCGATCCGGCCCTGGACGCGACGGCCGACGGGCCTACGGCAACTGCCTGACCGTGGCTGTGCGCCAGCCAGCCAAGGGCATACTGGCTGTCCGTCCCAGCAGGTCCGTCCACTCTCTCCGTGGTCGACAGGCTTGTGCGAGACAGGAGGTCGGCGTCGGCAATGTCAACAGGACCGTACTGCGTGTTGAACAGCAGCCTGGACGTCAGCTGTGTGTCAAGGCTGGAGACCCCGACCACGTCGCCTATGGTTCCAGAGGTCGGGTCATTGCCGCCGGTACTCGTGAGGTCCACCACCGTCCCGTAAGGCCCGGACAGCACGTGCAGAAGGCCTTCGGCACCTGGCCACCGGCCACCAACGTAGTAGTAGCCACCCACGGTCAACGGGGCGGGCATCGACCCGGTACCTGACAAGGTCACGTTGACGAGCGTGTTCCGGGACAGGTGGGGAAGCTTCAGAGTGTCGTCCAACGGACTGACAGCAGCGGCAGTCAGCGTCACGAAACCAAGTTGGCGACCAGCCAGACCTGTAGTGCTGGCCAGGGCGATGATCTCTGTGCCGGGCCAGACAAGGCGGCCTGCCGGCCAGTCCGGGTGCCTCGACACCGGTACAGCTGCCAGGTTGGACACAGAACCAAGCACGAAGATTCCGCTCCCGGCGTCCGTGCCGTTGTAGAACAGCGCCTTCTGGCCGGCCACGGGTGTGGCCATCGCCACCCTCGGGTGGGTGAAGTTCAGCGTCGATCCGGCAAGTGTGAAGATGTCGTCCAGTATCTGCTGGTCCAGCGCGTAGTCGACAACGTACGATCCAGCCCTGGACAGCGCCGTCCATCGGCCGTTGTCGTAGTGCATGACCTGCCGGGTCGTGGTGCTCCACGCCGGCACGCCGCTGGCGCCCGGGTCCGGTGTGGTGTCGCCTTCTGCCACCGCGATCTGCGGCAGCTGGTGGTAGTTGCCGTCCACCACAAGCTGCCCGCTGGCGTTGGGCAGCGAGTGCGTACGGGCGACGGAAAGCCCGCTGCTTGACAGCGTGGACTTTCCGATGCGAAAGGTGTCCCTGAGCGTGCCCAGGAGGTCAGAGAAGATCCCCATTCAGGGGCTCCCGGCTTAGTCAGGCGAGACGCGGGTCACCAGGATGCGCGCAGCACCGGCCGACGCGCCGCCGGCCGTGTAGGTGGCGATCAGCGCTTCGACGCCGGCCGCGGGCAGGCCCGGGTGCACTTCGAACACGGTGCCGGTCGCTGCCGTCAGGTCCACGTCCGTGGTGCCCATGTACTTGCTGGTCGTGCCGGTGACGCCGATGGACAGGCTGGGCGTGCCGTTGAACGGCGTGTCGATGACCACCTGGACCTTGGACAGGATGTCAGTCGCGGCCGTGCTGAACAGCGACAGCGGGCTGGCCGTACCGAAGGCCAGGTTGGTCGTGTCCATCTTCTCGGCGTTGGCCGTGCTGCCGGCGCTGACCCAGGTCAGGTTGCCGGAGCCGTCCGTCTGCAGCACCTGGCTGGGGCTGCCGTCGTCAGGCGGCAGGGTCAAGACGACCGCAGCCGTCATGCCCGAGGCCGGGCGCTGCAGCGTGTACTTCCAGTCGGCGCCGGCTGCGGCCGCGTCGCTGTTGATGTCCAGCGCGTCGCCGCTCATGTTCAGCTTGCTGGTCGTCACGGCAGCATCAGCGCTGTCGCCGGTGTTGCGGACCAGCAGGTTGCCTGACGAGTTCTTCAGCACCACACCCGCGGTGCCACCGATCTTGAAGGTAGCACGCAGTGTGCCCAGAAGGTCGTTGAAAATACCCATGATGTAGGTTCCCTACTGACGTTGAAGAATCACACTGCCCTTGCCAGCGGAAGTTCCGCTGCCAGGGGTGATGAAAAGGTAGACCGGAGTATCCACCAAAAACACGGTCTGCGGGGCGAACTCGAACACGAACGGGCTCGCCGGGTCGATCAAGTCACCGTCTGCGTAGGCGTCAGCGTCCAGCATCGTGCCCACTGACAGCCGAGCGCCGACGCCGTTGAACGCCTCTTCGATCGACAGACGGACGTCGGTCAGCCGCTGGCCAACCAGCAAGGTCGTGATGAGGGTCGGCGACGCGTCGCCGTAGGCGAAAGCCACGGTCGGCACCGAGCCGCCAGGCGGTCCGACAGGGCCCGGTGGGCCTGCGATCAGCAGCGCCTGGTTCAGCACCGTCTGGAAGACGGGCTGGTTCAGCACCGTCTGGACGCCCGGGGCGCTCAGAACTGTGCTGTTGCCGATGCTGACAACGATCGTCGTGGTGCTCACGAAGGCTCCGTGGCCCCGCGGATCACCCGGAGAGTGACGTTCTGGGTCGAAAACGGCTTGCCGGCCAGCGTGTACTGGATGTCCCAGAGCAAGTCGCCGAGCGGCCAGGTCGTGGTCGCCGAGCCCAGCGTGTACGCCCCGGTGACGCCGGGCGTCACCGTAAGCTCAGCCACCAGCCGGCCGTCCGGCCGGCGCACCTGGCTCCGGACCGAGATGCCCAACGCCACGAAGTCGGTGTTGACGCCGGCGTCGTCCTTGTACTGGCAAGCGACGCTGAAGTAGTCGCCGCGCTTCCACTCAACGATCTGCAGCGGCTTGGTCATTGCGACTTGCCTCCCGCCTTCTTCGGCGTGCCAGGCTTGAGGCTCTGGTTCAACGCCCCGCCGCCGGCTCCACCGTTGCTGGTGCCAGAGTAGCCATTCCCTTGGGGATCCGCGGGCTTGGCTCCATAGAATTGGGTGCCAGACAGTGGCTTGAAGCCGTTGGGAGTGACACGGCTTGTCAGCATGATCGACGCCATATCGTCTTCCAGAAAGCCAAGGCTCAACTGCTCCAGCACCCTGGCCTGCTGCATGGCCTTGAAGGCCTCCAGTTCATCTGCAGGCCGCAACTGGATTGGGTCGTACTCGAAATAGACCGCCACGTCCTGGCCGAACAGGCGCACGCCCAGCGTCAGCATCTTCGAGAACATCTCGTTGAGCTTGCTGCGGACGATGCCGTCGGCGGACTTCATGAAGAGCAGGGTCTCGCTGCTGGCGATGTTCTGGCTGCCGGAGCCGTGGCCCAGCACAGAAGGCAAGGTCTTAGAGCCGCTCGACATCTTGGCGTTGAGCAGGTCCTGGATGACCGAGATCACGTCCGGCACGTCGCCCGTGCCACCTGACACGTAGCTGAACTCGATCATGTTGTAGGCGATCAGCGCGTCTTCGGGCGCCAGGCCGTTCAACGTGTTCTCGACGTCCGAGCGCAAGGTCGTGAGGAAGTTGTTCATGGCCACCGGGTCCACCTGGACCTCGGGCGGTGCCATCTTCCTCGCGATCTCCATGTCGATCACGGCCTGCAGCCGGGGCTGCACTGCGCGCTTGAGCACGCGCCGGAGATCGTTCAGGTAGTCGGTGTCGGCCAGGACAGGCTGAATGCTGGCCTCAAGCGGGCTGCCGGCGTATGCGCTCAGCAGCGGCTGGTCCACGCTGGTGTAGAAGATCGTCGGGAAGTCCAGGTCGACCTCTTGACCGCCGACCACCTGGACCGGGCGCAGGCCCTTGTCGTCCTGGTAGAACTTGATGTTCACGACCGGGATGCTGGCCAGCTTGCTGGGCAGCCGGGCCTTGTCCAGCACAAGCTCGGAACAGGCCGCGCCGTTGAACAGGATCTCAAGGGCTGAGGACTCCGCGAAGGAGCGCATGCTCGCCGTCTGGCTGAACCCGTCGGCCACGTAGTCCGGCACCAGGTCGAAGCGTCGTACCAGGGTGTGGGCAAGCACTGTCGCTTCGCGGTTGAAGCTGCCGTCGGCCATGTTGATGGCCCAGCACTTGGCAGACTGGGTCAGGCCCACCCGCAGGTACGCGTTGACCGCGGCGGCAAGGTCGGGGTTCGCCTTGGCCAGCTTGGCCAGCATCTTCCGGCTGTCGCCCTCACTGCGGAAGCTGAGGATGTCGACGTTGGCCAGGCCCAGGTCCTCGCGCCGGAGCGCCGAGGTGCTGGCCGTCAGGCCCGTGGCGTAGCCCGGGTAGCTCTGCTGCTTCGGCCGGACCTTGGGCGTCTGGACAGGCGCCACCGAGGTGGCGGCCTTCCAGAGGGGGGTCTCGAAGATGTCGGTGGGCGTCTTCATGGGTCCCCCATTGTGCCCGCGGTCGGCGGGAAAGGCTACTCGGCCGGGTGCACGGGGGTGAAGTCCACGTAGACCTCGGCGCCGCTCTTGAAGCTTTCGGCGGCCGCGGGGTTCACCGTGCCGAGGGTGATGTCACCCCAAGGCGTCTGCTGGTAGAACTGGCCGTTCTCCGACTGCGGGTTGCTGTCGTAGACCGGCGCCAGGTTGATCCGCCACCCGCTGGGCTTGCCGCCCACGTCCAGGTAAGGGGTCACCAGGTTCACACGGAATTTGGCTCGTACTTGGGTCATTGCGTCCTCCTAGACGTCTCTTCGCAGGGCAAAAGTGCTGAGGATGCTGGTCGGCATGAAGCTGCTGCTGGCCATGCCGCGCATCCGGGCCGCAGCATACAGGTAAAGCGTGGCGAACAGGTAGTGGTCGTTGCCCTGTGCCGACTTTTCCCAGCTGTAGGTCAACTCCCCGTTCTCGTCGCGGATCTGCACCCGCTTGAGGTCCAGGCACTCCTTCTCGTAGTCCTCGTCCTCGTTCGGGTTGGCCTGCAGGGCCAGGCCCTGCCGCTTGATGTGCCCCACAAGCTCGTCGAGCGCCTTGTTCCGGTTGATCTGCACCTGGCGCATGTCCAGCTTGCCGGCCTCCGGATCCTCCTTCTGCTCCTGGGCGCGGAAGACCTCGACCCGCTTGCTCTTGACGAACACGCCGGCGTACAGGTTCGGGTCCGCCGACTGCAGCCGCATCACAAGGTCGACGTACGGCTGGCTGTCGAACACCTTCATCAGGCACCGGTACTCGGCCGTCAGCTGCCTGTACCGGTTCTCGAAGTTGCCCAGCGGCACCTTCTCGCGGTGCACGATGACCAGGACGCCGTTGGCGTCCAGGCGGCCGATGACGATGCGGCAGATCAGGCCCATGTCCGCGCCCATGGCGTACAGCCCGCTGTCCTTCAGGTTGTGGAAAACCAGGCTCTTCTTCAGGTCGTCCAAAGTGAGTACGTCCTCACTTTCCTGAGCGGTGATCCCCAAGTTCTGGTTCTTGAACTCGGAGATCCGGGCGTACTCGGTGCTGGCCTTCACAAGGCTCGGGATCGTGATGAGCAGCGGCGCGTCGAACGGGGTCACGAAGTAGCCCGCGGCGTCGTGCATCTCCAGGGTGTTCTCCTGGACCCACTCCCGGTTGGCCGGCAGCAGGCTGGGCACCAGCCCGCAGTGCGGGCACAGCAGCTTGGCCTCCTTCCACCGGATCCGCGCAAGTAAGGGCTTGCTAACTTCCTCGAGCTTTCCGTGGAAGTCGGGGATGACCACGTGCTGGTAGTAGTCCGGCACGAAGGTGTGGTTGCAGTGGTTGCAGGTGCAGACGTTCCTGTACCTTCGGCTGGTCTCCATCTTCGCCGCGATGCCAAAGCCGTCCACCGTGGGGGTGGAGAAGTTTCTCCGGAGCTTCCACGGGCTGTGCGTCAGCCGCGACGTGTACTGGCTGAGGATGTGCGCGGAGGAGCGGTCGATCTCGTCCGACACGATGCAGTCGGCCGGGATCGAGATGGCCTGGGTGTTGCCCTGGGTGCCGCGGAAATAGATGAACGAGTTCCCGATCTGCTTGATCTGGGAGTTGTTCATGTCGGGGTTCATGGCCTGGGCAAGGTCGGGGCTGGCCGCGATGATGGGGTCGATGCGCGTGCGACACAGGATCTCTGCGTCGTTGCTGTACGGCATCGTGTAGATCAACGAGAAGTTGGGGAAGGTCTTGCAGATCCCCATGCTCCACCGGCCCTGGGCCTCGGTCATGCCGATCTGGCTGCACTTCTGGCAGTTGACCTCTTGGCTCTCGTCCTGCAGCACCTGGTGCTGGAACTCGTGCCCCTTGAACGAGTAGCGGCGCCCGTTCAGGAACGTCTTCTCGACGATCCACTTGGGGATCTGATCGAGGCTGTAGGTGGCGTAGACGCCGGCCTTGAGCCTGGCCAGGCTCGCCGCCGGCGTAAGTTGGTACTCACTCACTTTGCTGGACCTGCAGGCTCTCGTACTGCTCGAAGAAGAGGTCCTTCACAGACTTGAGCGCCTCCGCAAGGGTTGGGTCGGCCGCGGCGTCGCAGAGGGTGAAGGCCTTGATGACCATGCCCTCGAGCCTCTTGGCGAACTCGGAGTTGTGGATCTCGGTCTGCATCTTCACCAGGTCCTGCAGCAGGCGCTGCACGGCCATGGCGGTCTGAGCCTTCTGGCCGAAGGGCGTCTCCGAATCCTCGCCGGCGGCCTGCTGCAGCGCCTTGACGGTGCGAAGCTGGACCGTGAGCTCGGTGCCCAGGTCGATGTCCTTCAGCGTGCCCAGGTTGAGCATGCTGTCGATCTGCGCCCTAAGGCTAAGGAGCTCCATCTCGCTGAGGAGGGACAGGTCGGCGACTGTTCCACGTGGAGCAGCGCTCTGGAGGCTGTGGTCTTTGAGGGCCATGGTCAGGTCAGTGCTGCGATGTAGCGCCGGAGGGTCCTTTCGCTGCACCTGGCGTCGGCAGCACCCTTTTTGAGGCTTTTCAGGCCAGTTTTGACCAAAAACGCATGCCTTTGGCGCATTTCCTTGCGAGATTCGAACAGTTTGGACTGCTTTTTGCGCAGTCTGGTGGTGCTTTCGGCGCGTTTCAGGCGCCCGGAGAGGGTCCTGGAGAGGTAGCACTCGTTGCAGCCGAGGATCTCCGCAAGGGCTCGGATGGTCATTTCCCGAGCCTCAAGGGCCTGGATGTAGGGCTCGCAGCGTTCCAGGATGGTCATGGAGGTAATGTATTGCTCTTTTGGCCAAAAAGATACCAAAAATTTCATGGACGGGGAGGGGCCCAGGGCGCGGCCCCAGGCCCAGGCCCGGGCCGAAAAGTGTACCCGGGGCCACGCTACCCCCTAGGGCATGCACTCTACGCGCTGGCATGGGCGGCCGCATGCCCTAGGGGGTAGGCCACGGGCCCGGGCCCGGGCCCACCTCGCACCATGGGCCCACCTCGCACCATGGGCCCACCTCAGCCCCTAGGCCTAGGCCCGGGCCCACCTCGCACCATGGGCCCACCTCAGCCCCTAGGCCTAGGCCCGGGCCCACCTCGCACCATGGGCCCACCTCAGCCCCTAGGCCTAGGCCTAGGCCCGGGCCCGTGGCGCTGGCATGCGGGCCCGTGCCCATGCTGCCCCTAGGGCTAAGGATGTGAGTGCTCACTCACATGGGCCGGGGTGGAGAGAAGGCGCGCACCATGTTGGTGCGTGGGCTCGTGTATTTGTAACTAGCAATAAACATGCCACCAAGAAGCATGCCAGCTGGCCTAGGGGTTAACCCTATGCCCCCAGATCGCACTAGATGGCCCATGGTGACGTTTTTTCCTTTTCTGAGGTACACCCCGCTCCCCCTCGGAAAAAACGGCGCCTTAGGTATCCACAAAAAATAGGGGGTAGGGTATGCCGTTTCCTAGGTGAGCTGCATACCCTACCCCCTAGGGGTATATGCCCCTACCCCTAGGGGGTATGACTAGGTGGTTTCCTACCCCCTACCCCTACGGGGTATGCCCCTAAAACAGGCATACCCCCTACCCTATGCGGAATTTCGGCCCGGAGGCACCTAGGGTTAACCCTTGGCAGGGTAAACCCTAATGCCCGGCTGAGGCCTCACTCCGGCCGGGCATTAGGGTTTGCCCCTATTGCACTTCGCTAATTCAACAAGCATTTAATGCGTGCATGCAGGCGCCGCGTCACGTGCAGACGAAGTGATATATGCAGGGTAAACCCTAATAGGGTTAACCCTATTAGGGAAACTCCTATTGTTTTCCTTAGCCCTAGACCGAAAATGCATCCATGCACTGAGGTTCCCTTAGTGCATAGCAGGAACCCGGGATTGGTCGGGTTCTGCGGCCGGTGCGGTAATGCACCAGTTATCCGGCCGCTATCTGCAAACGCT